TGTCCGCCGCCGCCGTCAGCAGGCAGACTTCTGCGGGTAAGTCGCCTTCGTAATCTTCGCAGCGTTCAAGTAATGGACTCCATGCAACTTGCTCCGCAGCCTCTTCCCATGATTCGTTTAGAAAGATGTTCGTCCAGACGCGCAGGGTTTCTTTGCCGCCTTTTTTCGCGGTGAGAAAGTTTTCTGCGAACTGGTGGAGATAGGATTTGAACGCCCGCTTTTTGCCGATGGTTTGATACAGCCCTGAAAGCAAACGCCCGCGAATTCCGTTAAACGCAGCGGTCGCGCGCCACTCGGCGCGAAATCCGTTGACCGCAGGATTTTCAGGATGCCCGCTGGCAATCGCCGCAAGCCTTTGTTGGTCGCTCCATTCACTTCCGCATTTTTCGCATTCATAAATTGTTTTTGACGTGTCCGAAACCTCGCTGCCGTCCAATTGCTTGAATGTCCATTTGACGTTAGACCATTTCAAAACCTGAAAATGTCCGCAAGCATGGCAAGGCAGGAAATACATTTGCTTGTCGCTCCGCTCGATAATCTCTTCAATGCGTGACGCGCCCTTGCTGGTGACGGTTGACGACTTTAGCCTTACAGCATCGTGAAAAGTAATTGTTGCGCGGTCACCTAGCGCGCAGGGGTCGCCTTCAGCCGTTGTTTCGTAGGCGTCAATTTCGTCTTGGATGGAAATTTTCTTTGAGCGTTGCCGAAAGCCTGACGGAGAATTTGCGCCAAGCGCGGTTAGGTTGCCGCCGGCAAACTTTCGATTCATCGTCGTGCTTTCCGAATCTTTCGCGCGCGGCTCTATCAACTTGCCTTTTAGTCGTGGCGTCTCTTTTGTCGACGAAACAAATTTTTCCCGCATGAAACTTTTGGCCGAATCGAGCGTTGGATAAACAACCTGCATCGCGCAAGGCGCGTGGTCAACGTGGTAGCCGAGAATGATGCAAATGGAAAGCGTTTTGCCAAGCTGGGATGAGATTTGCCACGCGATTTCAGAGCAAGCTGGGTCTAGTGGGTCGTTCAGCATATCCCGCTGAAATGGCATTCGTGAGCATTTGTATTTTCCGGCTTCGGCGTTACCCTCGGACGGCAGATAAAAATACTTGTCTGCCCATTCGGAAATAAGCAAATGCTCTGGCGGTTCAATAATCCGCGCCAGTTCGCGCAATGCTTTTGGCAGTCCGGTCATGTTAAAATTGTGCGGCTATCGTGCCAGCAACGCCGGATTTTTACCGGAGGAGATACACCGACGACGCCTCCTAATTATTGCATTCCAATTCAAATCGGTGGCCACTAAATCATTTCAACGCCTCAATTCCTTTTTCGTCGCCTTCATTCAAATTTCGGAAATTCTTCGCCTTCCACCATCTTCAACACTCCGGGTCTGGTTCCGTTAATAAATGACCTAAGTGCTTTTATTGTTAATCCACAAAGATAGGAAGACGGGATTTTTACTTTCGACATTTTTGTTTTTATGATTCTATTTCTTAAATCCGTTGCGGAGCTTTCTTCGGTTGCCTTTCCGTCAAACAGGGCAACAAAAAACTCATCTGTTTTTGTTTTGTCTTTTTGGCGTCCAACGAAATAAACACTGGCCGCAATTGATGTCGGCAATAAATTCATTGATTGCCTTAAAGGTTGAACAAACTGAATGGCCTCAGTAATCAATTTGTAATTTGATTCAGCAAATGAAAGCAGTTCTTCTCTTGTGATTATGTAATCTAAACTTTTTCCATGTGAAAATTTTCTGCCCATTGTTGTTAAAATGCCTTTTTTCATCTCTAAAATCTTAGATGTAACCGACGCCACATCTCTGCTGTTTTCACCGCCAAGCACATCAGCGGCGGTTCGCTTGCATCCACAATCAATCAGCCTGTATAAATCCTCGTCATCGGTCCTCATCAATATAAAGTCGCAAGCTATTCCGCTTTCGGCAACGGCAGTTAGCCTATGCTGCCCATTAGCCAACATGCCTTTGACAAGGACAATAGCGTCACAAGACAGCCTAAACTCTCCTTTTGTAATTTGAGTAATCAGGTTAAAAACCCAACTGTCTCGAATGTTGCGTTGTCCATCTAGCCTGCAAGCCAAAAACTCGCGGGCCATTTTGGGTGTTATCTTTATTATTTCAACTGTTGCTTTCATGGTGTTTTTGTTTTATTTTTTGCTTCTTCACTTGTTCGTCCAAGTAAATTTTAATTCCCGCAAAAATCGCAGTTTTAGGTTATGACTACTGTTTTCATTGGCTTAGTGCCTTTATTCCGGCCTCGTCGCCTTGATCTTCGGCGATGTTCGCGGCGTAGTTTAACTTTTTCCCAAACTCTGAAAGCGCACCCCTGATTTCTTCATCAATGGCCAGCCTTTGCGCTTCGGTCAATCCTAGCTTGCTTTGGACGTTATTGCCGACACGCAAAAATCTTTGCTTAACCGTGACCGCAACCTCTTCCCAAGTCCTAATCACAACCGGAGCAGAAATATCGTCTCCCGCCTCTTGCCGGTCTTTACGTTCCTCGCGCTTGGCTTTCGCAAGGTTTAATCGCTCAACGGCGGGGGTCGTGTTTTCTTTTTTGCGGTTCAGCAAGCCCTGAATCGCGCCCTTAAAATCAATCATTCCATTCTCGCCTTTGGGAATGATTCCGTCCTCGGCCATCTGGTCAACGCGGCGCGGCGTCAACCCGATTAGCTCGGCAAGGTCTTTGCGGTGGATTTTTTCGGGAATGGTCATGCCTTAGCTTTTTTCTTTTGCCAAACTTTCTTTGCCGCCGCCGAATGATTGCCGCCGTCTTTATGGCTGCGCTGAAATTTTAATCCGAAGTTCTTTTGAAAGTCTTTTGCCATTGCCGACAACCACGCTTTACCAACCCCTATTTGCTCGCCTATCTGCTCGTAGCTCTTATCGCCAATCATGTCCGGCCTAACCAATGCCGTCATCGCCACAAACCGATTCTGCGCGGCTTTCGGGTGGCGTGGTGTAAATCCGCTCGCCGTCTTTTCTGTCCAGCACCAAAAGAAAACCGAGTCCATCAATTCCGCCAGGCCCTTCAACTTTTCCAACCGCTCCCAATCTTCTGGCGAAACGTCGCCGCCGTCAGTAATTGACAACCGCCGATAGACATCTGACATTTCGGACTTGTCCACCCCTTCAAGGTGTCCAGTCTCGTTAATGATTCGCAGCCCGCCTATCCCGCAGGGTTCGTCGTCCATGTTGAAATTGACTTTGTTGTTAAGGCGTAGATTTGTCAATACATTTCTGCCGAAGTAAAGTCCGGCTGAAGATACCGCGCAAGCCAGCCCGTCATCGGACGTTAATACGACCTTCGTTAAAAAATAAAAGGAGTCTCGCGCCGTTTTACACATTCGACCCTTCCGGCTAACCAAGAGAGACACGAAGGATAACCCGCCGAATGAGCATGGCTGGGGGGATTGTTGTTTTTCAGTTAATTTATTCAGTTTTCATGCCAAAACTTCAAATCGCAACGGAAATCTTGTAATTTTTTCTAGCGAGACAAAGAAAGCGAGCTTGGTCACCTGTTAAGAAAACCTCCCCGGAAGAACCTTTTGGACTATGCCGCCACCCTATGCCCCATATCGCCTATTAGCACGGCCTATTGAGCCTATTGCAATGGATTAAAGCGAGCTTGATTGACGCGCTTTCCCGCGTGAAACGTCAAACTAGATTTAGAACAATTCTAAATATGTCAATTTCGGACTGTGTTTATGCGGGTTTCAATGGGGTGAAAATAAATGAAAATAGTTATCGACATCCTAAACGCTTATAGAGTAGATTGATTGTGTCAGCGGCAATCAAGCCCTGATAAAACACTAAACAAGTTATGTATCAAATCTTTGTCGCAAATTATGACCGCTGGGTTTTAGAGGGCGAAACATCAGACAAGCAATCGGCTAGATTGACTATTAAAACAATCCGCGCTGGTGGTCGTTCGGTGATGATTCTGAAAGACGGTAAAAAAGTATCTTGGAAAATTTGACGAAACATAAAAACCGCTACCATTTAACCAATAACCAAAAAAACATAATGAAAAAACTACTGACTCTAACATCCTGCGCCCTTGCGCTAAACCTAAACGCGGCTGTGCCTGACAGCTTGGCTATACGCGCAATCATTGGCGAGGCTGGCAATCAGCCATATGAGGCACAATGCGCCATAGCGTCAGTTATACGCGCCAGAGACTCGCTAAAGGGCATTTACGGCGTGAACAACCTTTGTGTGGCGAGGGCTAGTGAATCAACGCGCCAGCGCGCAGCGCGAGCGTGGGCAGATTCGGCAACCGTGGACTATTCGCATGGCGCAAGGTTCTTTGGTTGTAAGGCCGACGACGCCTATTTTACCGCGCATCATTTCAAGCTCGTTTTCACCATTAAACAAATCAACTTTTGGAGGGAATAAATTATGATTACGATGTCATTTGTCGCCTATCGTTTTTGCTCTTGGTGCGGAAACGGCATGGGAACGCGGGAAACCATCTCGGCATTACGCGGAAAGCCAACTGACGGCATTTGTCCAGATTGTGCGCAGACATTCCGAAACCATATTCCCAAACGCTCAACGCGCTTTTTTACAATGCCAGACGACGACCAGAATAGCCCGCAAACGCTCCAGAATCGTTTTTAACGCATTTTTAACCTATGACCACACAAACAGACACCCGAAACCCCGCTGCCGTCGCTCTTGGCAAGCTGGCGAAAGGCAAGACATCGCCCAAAAAGTCGGCATCAAGTCGAATCAACGCGGCTAAAGCCTC